TTTTTCAGGTAATATTAGTACATCGGGTGTTGTTCTCTTTAATGACAATCAAGGTATTAATTTTGGCAATAGCAATGCAAAAATTTACGGTTCAAGTGCTGATGGTATAAAGTTTAATGGTAGCGGGTCTGAAAAGATGCGTTTAACTCAAGCGGGCAATTTAGGAATAGGGACTACGAGTCCTACGAGTAAACTTAGTATAGAAGGTAATATAACATCCTCGGGCCATAGGTCAATAAAACATAGTGATGTTGCTCAGGACATAGTGGTTAAAGTCGTAACTAAAACTGTAGCTCATCCAGAATATGGAAATGGGAGCTCTTCAGGCTATACTATAGATGCGATTGAGGGGGCATATTTAGAATTTACACCTGGTAATACATATAAGTTTGATCAATCAGATAGTTCTAATGCTAATCATCCTCTTAGATTTTATGAAGATGCTGCTAAAACAACAGCCTATACAACAGGCGTAACTACAAGTGGTACTCCTGGAAGCTCAGGTGCATATACACAAATTATACCTACAACCTCCACACCCCCTGTATTGTTTTATCAGTGCAGTGCTCACGCACTTATGGGCAGCTATGTTAAATTTGGTACAGGTACTGTTGGTGATACATATTCTATAGATGTTACACAAGACGGTAATAATGTAGATTTAAAATTAGATGCCGCAAGTGGTGCAGACTCTACTGTACAGCTTACAGCAGGCTCTAATATAACACTTACGAGAAACGATGCGCAACAAGTTACTATTGCAGCTTCTGGGGGCGGTGTAACAATACAAGAAGAAGGTAGTTCGCTTTCTACAGCGGCTACAACTCTAAACTTTACGGGGAGTGCTGTTACAGCTTCTGGGAATGGTGCTGTTAAAACTATTAATGTAACAGGTAGTGGTAGTAGCGGGAGTACTGTTACTATAGAAAAAAATGTATATACGGGAGATGGTTCAGATCTTACATTTGATACAACAACAGCCATTGTTAATGAAAACAACGTACAGGTATATATCGACGGTGTTTACCAATCTAAAGATACCTACACAACCAGCGGCAGCACTGTAACCTTTGGGTCAGGTAATGCTCCTGCAAACGGAACATCTGTAGAGCTGATACACATGGTTTCTGTAGATGCAGTAATTGCAAGAGATAGTTTTACTGGCAACGGCTCGACTACAGCATATGTGCTTTCTAAAGGTATTTCAAACGAAAACGCTACGCAAGTATATTTAGATGGTGTTTACCAAAGTAAAAATAACTATTCAACTTCTGGCAGTACATTAACGTTCTCCACCGCACCACCGAACGGTACTGCTATAGAGGTTGTTCATATAAAAGCAAGTGTAGATTCAAGTACGCAGTGGCAATCTTCTATTAAAACAGCAGATTTTACTGCTTCAGCCGGGGAAGGATATTTTGTTAACACAACGTCAGGAGGAGTTACTGTAACTTTGCCTTCTAGCCCAGCACTAGGAGATACAGTTACAATTTCAGATTACGGTGGTAGCTCAGCAACTAATAATATAGTGTTTACTTCTTCTAATAATATACAAGGAGCGTCGGCTAATAAAATATTAAATAAAAATAATAGTTCAGTAGAGCTTGTTTATTCTGATTCAACAAAAGGGTGGGTTACTGCTTCAGACTCAAATGATGCGCTGTCCGCTATTCCTTTAACAGTTCACTATTTAGTTGTAGCAGGTGGAGGCGGAACTTCAACCGATAGTCCAGGTGGTGGCGGGGCCGGGGGTCTTAGGACGTCATGGGCAGGAGGATCGGGCGGTGGCGGTGCTTCCGAATCTCCCTTGTCTTTATCAGTTGCTACAAATTATTCAGTAGCTGTAGGAGGCGGTGGTGGTGCGGCAGCAAATGGAACAAATTCTACTTTTTCTACAATTACTTCTATAGGTGGTGGAAAAGGTGGTGGTGCAACAGCTGGAAGTTATCCGGGATCTGTAGGAGGTTCTGGAGGTGGTGGAGCTGGGGGCTCTTATGGTGCCGCTGGAGGAGCTGGAACAGCTAACCAAGGATTTGCAGGAGGTACATCAGGAGCTGCTGGTTCTGGTGCAACCTATCCCGGTGGTGGTGGTGGTGGTGCTAGTGCTGTTGGTGCTAGTGCGTCCAATGGAGGGCCCGGTGGTAATGGTGGGGCAGGAAAATCTGTTTCTATAACAGGAAGTGCAGTAACATATGCTGGTGGTGGTGGTGGAACATCTGCATCAGTTCAAGGTTCAGGTGGCGCTGGCGGTGGTGGAGCTGGTGGGTCTGGGGCTAATAATGGTACCAATAATACTGGTGGTGGAGGTGGTGGTACTTCCGCATCAGGTGGTAGCGGGGTAGTAATACTTAGATATCCAAATGCCTTTACAATAAGTGGTTTGTCAGGAACAACAACTACGTCTGGAACTGATAAAATAACAACATTTACAACCGGTTCAGGAAATATACAATTTAACTAAAATATGGCACATTACGCTTTTTTAAATATGCAAAACGTTGTTACCGAAGTAATAACAGGTAAAGATGAAACAGAAGGCCCCACAAATTGGGAAATACATTATGGTAATCTACGTGAACAAATTTGTAAAAGAACATCTTATAATACAAGTGCGGGAGAGCATAGACGGGGTGGTATACCATTTAGAAAAAACTATGCGGGCATCGGTTATACTTATGATGTTGCAAAAGATGCTTTTATACCTCCCCAGCCTTTTGCTAGTTGGACATTAAATAAAGATAAGTGTATATGGGATGCCCCAGTGGAGTATCCATCAGATAGCAAACTATATAAATGGAATGAAGACACCATATCTTGGGACGAAATAACAAAATAAAATATCATAAAAAATGGCTCTAACAAAAGTAACACATGCTGTATTAGAGAACAGATACACAGCAAAAGCAACGAGCACCGCAACCGGTAGCCAGAATTTGGATGCATCAACAGCAACAACTTTTATGCTCACAGGCAACGTTGCAACTGCAACGCTTACTATTCAAAATATGAAATTGGGTCAAGTAATTGATATTGTTCTTTCTGGCACCTTAAGTAGTGCGGTAATTACTCTTGCTACTAATTTTTCAAGTGCTACAATTAGTAAAGTAGGGAGTACATCATTAGACCAATCCGCAACAAATTTCATTCAAGTGGTTTGTGTTGATGATACTGATAATGCAGCAATATTACTATATTCAATTAACACGTACGCGACAGATACAACTCCTTAATTATGAAAGCAAGAGAACACAACGGAAATATTACAACCTACAATAGCTTACCCGAAACTTGGAATGGCTCAGATGGTCACATAATGAATTTTAGAAATGCATCAACGGAGGTTGTTGAGGCGGAGGGTTTTTTTGATGTTCAAAATCCCGATGGTTATGATGGCAGGATTCACGATTTAACTGACTTAACTTTTGATTCTGAAGATAATGTTTTTGTTTACTCCAAGGAGGATAAAACTTGGTCTGAAACTTTAGCGGAATTAAAAGCGAGTAAAATTACATCTTTGAAATCAATATACAATTCAGAACTTTCAAAAACTGATTGGATCATTGTAAGGGATTCAGAACTTGGCAACACAACCGAACAATCTGTAAAGGATTCAAGGGCGGCATTAAGAACTGAATGTGCAACTAAAGAAGCTGAAATAAATGCCCTAACCTCAAAAGCAAACGTAATTACTTACCAACTACCTAATTTAAATGTATGAGTTTAGGCAGAAGATTAATTTCAACAGGAGCACCTGAAGTATCGCTTTTTAAAACTATACTATACGCAGGGGATAATAGCACATCAAATGTTCAAACAGGGGTAGGATTTCAACCTGATTTAGTGTGGGTTAAACAAAGAACTGATGGCTCTGACCACGTTTTGTTTGATGTTGTTAGAGGCGCAGGTGCAGGTAAGAGTTTAAGTGCAAATGCTACATATTCCGAAGGCCTATATGATGCAGGATATGGTTTTGTAAAATCTTTTGATGCAAATGGATTTACAGTATCAGCAGGAACTTCAAGTCCTAATTCTGCAGCGTACACAAACAAATCAGGTGATAATTATGTGGCTTGGAATTTTAAGGCAGGTGGTTCTGTTTCAGCAGGAAACAATACAGTTGGCGATATAACAAGTACAGTTAGTGCCAACCAAGATGGTGGTTTTTCAATAGTACGTTACACTGGGACATCAGGTTATACAGACACAGTAGGACACGGTCTTTTATCACCACCTGAAATTATTATACAAAAAAACATTAATCAACCCGGGGGTGCGGTAGGTTGGTATGTACATACAAATTTGATTGATGGAAGTAATGATTATTTAGTTTTAAATTCAACTGCGGCAAAAGGTGACAATTCACATAATTTTGCATTTAACTCCACAACTTTTACAGATTGGGGTTGGTCCGGTTACGATATGATAAACTACTGTTTCCATTCTGTGAGTGGAGTGAGTAAGATGGGCAAATATACCGGGGCAACATCGGGAGTGACTGAAAATGTAGGTTTTGCGCCATCTATGGTAATGATAAAAAACGCTACGCAAAGTGACTATTGGGGAATATTTGATAATAAAAGACCGAGCGGAACAGGTAACAGGAGTTATTTGTATCCAAATTCAGCCGATGATGAAGATGTTTATAGTGGGAGTTTGTCTGGGGTAACTTTAACCACAACAGGATTTGCCATAAACAATACAAATAGTCATATGGTTAATCAAAATGGAGAAACCTATTTATATATGGCATTTAAATAAAATTAAATATGGCTAAAAAACGTTTTAAAGATACCGGCGTTGGGAAATTCTTATTAGAAAAAATTCCTAACGTCGTTGGCGCGATTGCGGGTGATACACC